TGAGGATCAGTTTCCCAACGAATACGGCATCTGGATGGATGATGTCGTGTCAAGTCAAATGCCTGATTTTGACCTGGAAACATTCAAGGACTGGGTGCGCAATGGTGACCCACTAAACCCTCCTCAGTGCCTCGACTTAACTCCTGAAACACACCAACCCGAGATTACGTGCATAATCAACGAAGATATTGTACCGGGTAAAGGCATTCAGCCTAGTAAGACGTTTCAAGCCTCTCCTGAACCCAAACAGGAAGTTAAACAAATAGAGGCGAAGGTTAGGCCCACTCACAAACAAAGTTCTAAGAAGAACGTTAGTGAGAAGGAACCTTCGATTAAGGTAAACAATCAGTCAAAGAAACAACAAGTCAATAATGCGAACACGAGCAGCAAGATTGAGACGAACAGCGTTGCGCCGCCAACAGGTAACGCAGCGCGCCGGCAACGGCAGAGGATCCGCAAGGCCCAGGCAAAACAGGCCTCAGGGAAGCGGGCCAATATCAACGGCACAAAGCCTAGATCAACAAACCACTAGTTATGCACAGCTATTGGCTAATCCATGCACTAGTAATTTGGTTCAACCACTTTATGGTGCATCAGAAGGTGGCTACATGGCTAGAACGACACGTGTCGTCACGCTGGCCACGGATAATGCCTACACACATGGTTATGTTGTCTGGTTTCCCGATTATATTGGAATCGCGGGTAGTGCAAGTTCGACTACTCAACGTAATGGATCTCTCTTTATCTTTCAAGCTACATCTGCTTCAACCAACCCAACCAACACTGTCGCTAGTCCACTCGGGCAAGGCGGTACCACACAGACAGCCACAGGACAATTCATCAATGACCCAATGCTCCCAATAGCATCTGGAACTTTGGTACAAGACTGCCGTACGGCCGCAGCTTGTACTAAATTTTCGTATACAGGAAGGAATGATGCTTTGTCTGGTCGTGTGGGGTATTTAAACAATGTTCCTCGTGAGGCTCTACTCACAGGAGATTCTGGACTTCCACCGGACGTTAATAATTTAATGTTGTATTCTGACACTGTCGGAAGATGTCCGATGGATACTCTCGAAAACAAGTTCCGTCCCTCGGCTGCAAGCCAGTATTATAGAACGAC